TCAGGCAAAAGAAAAGCCGCCAGGCGTGCCGTTTTTAGCGGTCATGCCCAGCGGCTCCATGCCGTCAGCAGCTCCAGCGTCTGGTGCGTCCAGCTCAAAGCTCAAACCCCACCATTTCCATCTGTCGATTAAAAACCAAATTAAACCAGAATTAAACCTGCGTTAAAGCCCCATTTGGCGCAACGGCAATATGTTAGTTGAGTTTGACGGCGTGGGTAAATGCGTTATTTTGGGTCGATTATTGCGGAAAATAAAAAAATATCCGAAAATAAAAGATAAAAATTTTGGTAATACAAAAATTATGCGTATATTTGCAGCGTGATAATAACACGACCGGGCGTTTTCCCGGTAAAACTCTAAAATTAAAAAGATATGAGAACGAAAACAACAATTAGCGATTTCCAATTTAAAATTGCCGGGTACGGACATTACAAAGTAACCTACACGTCCCCCGTTACCTGGAAGCAATGGACGGCAATAACAAATGATATGCCGTTGATTGATGCGACAAAGAACGCCGACGAACCCAAGCGCCGGGATTTAGAAATTCTTAAAAGAATTTGCAAAAATGGATAAATACGAATTGGGAGCCGTTCGGCACGCTAACAAGGTGCAAACCATGATATACCAACGAATGAGATTAACAACAAAATAGTAATAACCGCCGGGGGGAAACAATTAGAGCGATGTATATTAAGAAATTGGAATTGTTGAATTTTCAAGTCATCAAAGAGTTCAACGCAGATTTTGAGGGTAATGTATATTTCATTACCGGGGACAATGAGTTAGGCAAATCAACCCTTTTAAAAGCAATCGGCGCAATGTTGACCGGGAACCGGGACGCCGTGTTGAAAAATGGAGAGGACAAAGGGTTTGCAAAAATGGTTGTAGGTAACGACGGCGAAAATTACGAGGTCGAATTAAAGTTTACCAAAGCCAACCCCCGTGGGACGTTATCCATTAAATCCCAAACAATCGGGATGCGTTCGGATAACGTTTCTATGCTGCAAAAGATTTTCGGATACCAAGACTTTGACGCTGTGGAGTTTTCCCGTTGGAGCGAAACCGCCGAGGGACGCCGCAAACAAATTGAGGTTGTAAAGGCTTTGTTGCCGGAAAAAGTGCGCACCCGTATTGCAGAAATTGACGCCGAGGTTACGACCGTTAAGGACAAAAGAAAATACGCCAACGCCGAGGTTAAGACGTACACAACCATTTGCGCCAACGCCGAAAAGCAATTGAAGCCCGGCGACGTCAAAACGTATTCTGAGATAATGGATATTACGGCGTTGATGGAGGAGCAAAACGAAAATGCCCGGTTGATTGAGAGAGCGAAAACGGTACGCCAAGCCCGGCAACAAAGGATTGAACAATTGGTGGCAATCCCCGGACGAATTAAAACCGCCAACGATAACCACGATAAAGCCGTTGCGGTTATTGATACCAATTTAGCGAATGAAGAAAAAGAGGTTGCCCGCATTATCGCCGAGGCGCAAAAACGCTTAGAGGACGCCAAAAAAGAGGCGAAAGCGTCCCGTAAAAACGTCGATGCCGAATTAAAGGAAACATTGGCAACCATTGAGGCGGAAAAAGCCGATTTTGAAAAGCGCAAAGCGAATGCCGACAAATGGTTAGAGGAATACGAAGCCAATAACCCGGAAAATTTAGATACGGCGGAACAACTGAAAAAAGCCGAGGAACACAACCGTATCAATGCGTTGGTTGTGGATTACATGACAAAGAAGAAACAAAAGGAAGCCGCCGAGAAAACCGCCCGCACGTTTGAGGACAAATTAGGCGCATTGGCAAAGGAGCGGGAAACGCTTATTGCGACGTCCGAATTACCTATTGCCGGGCTTTCATTTACGGACGACGGGTTAGAATTAAACGGCGTGCCATTCGTAGCCGGGAAAGTTTCAGATAGTCAAATTATGGAGGTTGCCGCCAAACTGATTATTGCAAGCAATCCGACGGTTAAAGTATTCCGCATTGCGAGGGGCGAAAGTTTAGGCGAAAAGCGTTTGCAAGCGATTATAGACATTGCAAAGACAAACGGTTTTCAAGGCTTCATAGAGGAAGTAAAACGGGGACAAACCGATTTAGTGGTTGAGGAATACACGGAAAACGAATAAGCCGATGAAAAAGCGAGAAATAACAGCGACGGGAACAATAAACAATAACGGCGGGTTGGCAATGTATATGGGTGAGTTAAACGAGTTTTTCAAGGGTTGGAAAGGTTCCCGCATTATTGCCCGGTTTATTGTTGCGTCCCCCGGTTCGTCCGAGGCTTTGAAAGGGTATTATTTCAACTATGTTGTACCGACGTTTAAGCACGCAATTTGGGAGGCGGGCGAACGTCTTACAGAGGAACAAACCGAACGACGTTTGCGGGAATTTTCCCCGATTATGTACGTTGAACGGGTCAACGAAGAAACGGGGGTATATTCCCACGATTTGCGCACCGTGGCGGATTTGTCAAACGCCGAGTTAATCGAACATATAGAAACGCTCAAACAGATTGCCGCCGAGGAATACAATACGTATATTGACGACCCCCGCATCTTGTAGTATGTTTTGCAAGTGTAACGGAAAAAGGAAAAATTACCCGTTGGCGGGTTGGCGGATTATCCGCCACGAATACACGCCAAAGCATTACAGCCGGATAAAGTGTTTACGGTGCGGGTGCGTTTGGATTACACGGGCAAAATATGTTGAGCAAACGCCCAACGACGACGGGCAAAAACGATTATTTAACGAATAAAAAAGTAACGAGAGTATGAAGAAACAGAATTTTAAGTTATAAAATCGTCCCGGGCGTATTCCCGGTAACAATCAAATAATTAAAAAATGAGCGAAGAAAAAAAAGCCGCAAACGTTATGTTGATACCAAGCGAAAAGGCGTTTGCATTGTCGAAAGTCAAGACATTAAAGGGCGGCGGGTTAGATGTACATTATGAAGTTACCGAAACAATAGGTGATGAGAGTTACACGAACAAATACCACGTCGAAAGTGCAAAGGACATACACCCCGATTTGCGGGATTGTTTCAACCGTTTGCGCCCAATCATGGGACGGATTTTTAATATTACGTCCTTTCTTTCAATTGTTGAAACGCCCGATTTCAAAGCAACCCAAAAGCAAAACGAGTTATCGCGGGATTTTGCCGACGAAATGTTGAAAAACATAAAGGTTCGGGGCGTGTCCTTTTCTGGTCAAAACGATAACGTAGGGGTTGTTTTAACCGGGTCGTTTACCGTGTCAAACGATCAAAAAACCGCTATCAATTCCCCCAGACTTAAATTCAATACAAAAGTGTTCGGGTTTGAAAAAGAATTAGAAGAAATTGCCGCCGACATTGAAACCGAAGTTTACGCTTTTCTTTTCAAGAACAAAAAGGCGCAATTGGAGTTGTTCGGGGCTGATGGCGAACCCGCACCGGGTTTGAGTGCCGAAAGGGTAGAGGACAACGGATTGTTCCCGGACGTTGACGACCCGGCGGACGAAACCGGGGATATGTAAGGCAATGGAACCGTATTTGCTAACAGACAGGAACGAATACCAATATTGTATCAATCGGGGGTATAATCCCCTGATTGATATTCGTAACTTTAAAATGGATATTCGTTTGAGGGTTGAGATTCAACGGGAATTGTTCGGGCATTGTATTACGGGACGGGGCGCAAATATCATGGCGGCAAATGAACGCTTTTTTCGTTGGGTTTGGGAGCATAAGCCACACCGCTGCGAGGAATGTTTAAAGCCGCTACGTAATTATTCCGCCGTTTATTGTTCGCATATATTGACCCGTGGAGCGTTTCCCGAAATGGCGCATGATGCAAGAAATATAAATATACTATGTTTTGAACATCATTCCCTTTGGGAGAGGGGGGATAGAACGAAAATGCGTATTTATCCCGGAAATGTGAAAATAATAGAGTTATTAAAAAATGAGTATGGAAGTCTGGAAAGAGATAGACGGTTATAACCAACGTTACGTTGGTCTGATAATAAGAAATTGTATTTGTTGGATTGCGTAAAATTCAAGTGACATGAAAATAAAATCAAAAACCGGATATAAAATTGCGTTATACACGTTCGTGACGTTAACGGTTGCGTCTTATATGTGGGCGTTGTATAGTATCATTGTTTGGATAATTAAAGCGTTTTTTGTATGAGTGTAAACAAGGTTATTTTGATGGGACATGCCGGGAAAGCCCCGGATTTTAAGGAGTTCGACAACGGCGGTTGCGTTGCGACCTTTTCGTTGGCGACTACAAAACGGGGTTATACCACAAAGGACGGGCGACAAATCCCGGAGCGTACCGAGTGGCACAACATCGTATTGCAAAACGGGTTGGCAAAGGTCGCCAATCAGTACGTTAAAAAGGGCGACAAACTGTATATTGAGGGCGAATTGAGAACCCGGAGTTATGACGATGCGCAAGGCGTCAAACGGTATGTTACCGAGATAGTCGCAACCGTTATGGAAATGTTGACCCCGAAAGCGACCGTAGCCGGATGTGAGCCCTGCCAACCGTCGGACGATTTACCGTTTTAATCTGTTTGAGTTATGGGAGCGATAAACGGACGGGTTATTTACAGCCCAAAGGGGAAAGCCGGGGAATATGCCGAGAACGCCGCCAACTTTTACGTTGGTTGTTCCAACGGATGCACGTATTGTTATTTGCGCAAAGGGCGGGGCGCAAAAGTGTTGGGCGGCAATACCCCGGAATTGAAAAAGGCATTACTGGAATATCCATACGCATTGGATATATTTACGAATGAGTTGTTGACGCATAAGGACGAATTGCAAAAAACGGGGTTATTCTTTTCGTTTACGACCGACCCGTTATTGCCGGAAACGCAAAGGTTGACCCGCCAAGCAATCGGCGTTTGTCAACGCCACGGCGTCCCGGTAAAGGTATTGAGTAAATGCGCCGAGGGTATTAATTTTTTAATCGACTTTGCCGAGGCGTCCGAGGGTTGGGACAAATCCCGTATTGCCATTGGTTCCACGTTGACCGGATGCGACGAATTGGAACCCAAAGCAAGCCCAAACCGGATGCGTATAGACGCATTGGCGCGGGCAAAACGCCACGGGTTCCGTACCTTTGCAAGCGTTGAACCAATCCCAGTGGGAATGTTTGACCGGGCATTTTCTGTAATTGCTTTGTCGTACCCCTTTGTCGACTTGTTTAAGATAGGGTTACAAAGCGGTTGCAGATATACAAAGCGGGAAACATTGACGTTTTACAACGACGTGTTCGACTATTGGGAGGCGCACCCGGACAAAACACCCCGGATATATTGGAAAGATAGTTTTGTAAGAGCGTCCGGGATTGACTGGGAGACATTGCCCGGTTATTGTGTCCCGGCAAATTGGGATTTGTTCAATGAAAAGAAATGATTATGCAGTATAATAACAAAGATTATGAGCCGACATTGCACGACCGTTGGCGTGCATTAACCGTTAAAAACCCGTATGCAACGCAGTTGGTAACGGCGGCGTATGAGGACAACGGGATTGTTTACGGCGAAAAGTGCATTGAGGTACGCAGTAGAAACACGTCATACCGTGGCGACGTGCTGATATGTTCCGCAGCGTCCCCGGTTTTTCCGGGAATGGAAAGCGGCGTTACTTTGGGATTGGTTGAGTTGTACGACGTAAAGCCGATAAAAGAGTTTACGCCGGAGGATTGGGAAAACACCCGGATTCCAAGGGAAAAGAGGGCGAAAATAACAAAGGGGTACGGGTGGTTGATGCGCAACCCCCGCCGGGTTATTGAATTTCCGGTCAAGGGGCAATTGGGTATCTATAATCTAGTATATACAAAAGGTTGTATTGTCGAATATCCTAAAGTCATGGTATTGGATAAAGAGGCATACAACAAAATAAAAGAAACGTATTAGTTTGTTGTATTATGATGAGTAAAAAGCAAATTGGAATTATCCCGAACAATGGCGACGTTCATACGGCGCAAATTGGGGTTCATATCGGACGGGTTGGCATTTGCGTGTACGTCAGGGAGTATTGGAGATATAAGAGTTGGTTTATTGTTCCCGGCGTGTCCGTGGATGCGGTCAACGGTTACGACCGTTACGTTGACATTGAGGCGAAAATATTGTTTGTCGGCATTGGCATACGGTTTATATGTATTAAAAGAAAGGTAAAACGATGAAAGCAAAGATTTTATTGTTATCTTTGGCAACGCTTTTGTTGGGGGCGTGTCAAAGCGAGGACGAACCAACGGAAACATTTTATTTACAACAAAAAACCGAGATCATGGAAGAAAGAAACGAGCTTGTAACGAGTACCACGGCGGGACTGATACAGATATACGCCTCCCGGTATAATTGTGAGATTATCGAAGTCGAATTTGCGGGCGGCAATATGATACGAATTCGCATAAGAGGCGCAAAGGAAGATTTGGACGTATTGTTTGACATGGACGAAAGA